GACCGTATCGGCGACATCCGGCGTGCGCGCGAGGCGGACCCGGCATAGGCCCTCGCCGTTCTCGATCCGGACGCTGCCAGGAACGACAGAACCGAGCACGCTGCTGAGGCTGTAGGTGCTGTGGCTGTCGAGCAGGCACGCGCCCGCGTTCAGGCGACCCAGCCGAACCGCGCCGGCGTCCATGGAGAGCTCTTCGGTGTAATAGCCACCGTCCAGCCAGTCGAAGCGCAAGCCAGCCGCACCGATCGACCAGACGACCTCAATCGAATTGTCTTCCTCCAAGTACGATGCCGGGCGGACGTCCGCGGCACGCAGCATGGTTGGGGCGTTGACGGCGCGCGTTTCCAGCGCGGGGGTGGGATCGGACATCAGCTGTTTCCTTGTGCGGGGGCGGTCTGGCCGCCGGCGGCTTGGTTCGCCGTGAAGGGGTCGCCCTTGTAAAAGAGGCCTTGATCCTGCTGCTTGGCGAGGTCGGCCTTCGTTTCGGCCATGAAGGTGTCGTGATCGATGCCGCGCGAGTTGAGCAGGCTGCGGCGGTTCTCGAGGCCGGCCTGCATCTCCAGGATATCGGCCTTCGCATCGCCTTCCCGGTCGATCGACTTCCGCGGGGGCGGCGTCCAGCGCATCTCGTAGGACGGTGTCCGCGTTTTGCCGAACTCGTATGCAGCCTGGCAGAACCAGTCCCAAACCCGATCAAGGAAGACGGGGATGATCGTGTTGAACTGGCGCTCTTCGTTGGTCGCGTCGAACTCAAGGGCACCGGCGCGGTACGACGAGAAGTTGACGTTCGAAAGATCGCCGGTCTGATGCTCGTAGGTGACCCCGACGCCCGCCGCGGTGGCGAGCAGGTTGGCCTTCAGCGCGTCGTTCAGTCCGCCCGCAGGCTTTGGGTCCGCGAACTGCACGTCTTCGCCCGGCGCGAGCGTGGTCATGGTGCCCGGCTCGAAATACTCGGCAGGCGGTAGGTCGTCGCCGCGCGACTGGATCTGGCCGAACGGCTCGTCGACCCAGTCGGGATTGATCCGGCGGAAGCCGACGAAGCAGGACTCGATCTTGCGGCGGACGAGGTCAGCCTCGAGCGCTTCGTCGATGTCGCCGAGTTTCTTGATCACCGATTCGAACACCGAGCGGCCGCGCTTCTGGCCTGCGTCTTCCTGTTCGTAGAGGTGGATCACATCTTCGGCTGGAATCCGGAACGACGGGCGGCTGCGCCGGTAATCGGCTCGGGCAGGAAAGAACCAGTAGCCGGTGACGATGCCGTCGACGCTGTATTCGATGCCGTCTTCGATGTTCTCGCCCACTTTGGACGTGTCGAGCAGGCCGCCATCGAGGACATCGATGCGGAGCGGCATGACCTTGGCATCCTTCACGTACCGCCGGACGATGAAGCTGTCGCCTTCGCGGAACATCGTGCGGGTCGCGAGCGCCTGCTGGCCGTAAAAGTTGAGGCGGCCGCGATAATCGCTGACCCTGGTCCATTCGGTCCAGAGGTTCTGCAGGGCCTTCGGGCCCTTCGGCGCGCCGGTGATGCCCCAGCCGATCGTCCCGTTAAGCAGAGCCCGGATCGCCTTGCGACCATATGGATTCTGATAGGCCAGCCGCAGCAGTGTGGCGCGATCGACCAGTCGCGACGGGCGGGCGTCGTTGGGCTCGCCCGTGTTCACGCCGAAGTTGGGATTATCTTCGCGCAGCCGCCGCATGGTCTCGGCGGCACGGCTGACCTGATCGAACTGCACCCGCGCGAGCGCCCGTTTGGTGGCGTAACGCGGCGCCACGGCCGCAATGGTGCGCTCGATGAGGTTCATTATCGGCGGATCCGGCCGACGGTCGTGCGGCGGTGGGGCTGGGTCTGCGATGCCGCTGCAGCCAGCTCGGCCTTCACGTCGGCCCGCAGGGCGCGAACCTCGGCCAGCGAATGAAACTCGGTGCTGCGGCCATCGGCGAAGATGACTTTGCGAACACCGGTGAGCATCGCAGAGTCGAGTTTGTCGAGGTCGGATTGCTGGAACGCCATCAGCGCCTCCTGGTCGTAAAGGGGTTCGGCTTGCGCGACGGCGCGGCTTTCGCCGTGGGTACGGCCGGTCGGGCTGCCGGTTTCGAGCCTGCGGGCTTCGGCAGCCGTGAGGCGGGGACGGTAGGCTTAGGCGGGGCAACAGGATCGGGCGGCTTCTCGTTCTCGCCGCGGACCTTTGCCCAATGGGCATCAGTCCAGCGGTCGACCCCGAGGGAAAAGGCGACGGCGCGGGCGTAGACCGCGTTGTCGAGGGCTTCGTTACGGTCCCGAGTCTTGTGCCATTCGTTGCGGAAGCCGCCGTTTCGAAGCCGGATGATCCGGAGCTCTTCGGCGACCAGCTGCTTGATCCACTCGTCCGGCGTGCCGTCGGGCAGATAGACGTAGCCGTCGGGATAGGCCTCGCCATCAACTGGCTTTTCAAGCTCGAGCAGGCCGAACAGTTCGCGCTTCAGCATTGACGTGCCGATGTTCCACAGCCGAACGCCGCGTTTCATCTTGCGCCCGTTGACCGTCACGTCTTGCCAGCTCGGCGATCCGATCGGCTGGTTCGCCGTGATGGCGTGGCGGCCCTTTACCGCCATCGCAAAGCCCGGGTGGCGGCGCGCCCAGCTATAGACCTCCATGGTGCTATCACCGTCACCGGAGTCGATCGCTACCCGCGCCAGGCGCAGGGAGCGTCCGTCTTCGGTGATCCAGTCGCGGGCCACCTGCTCGTCGAGCTTTTTCCAGGTGGCCTTATCAGAGATAGAACCGAAGACCTCGATGCGCTCCACGAACTCGCGGCGGCGCCCTGGCCCGAATGCCCAGATGTCCATGTCGATGCGGCCGCCGCCGCCGCGCTGAACGTCAGCGGCACCGATCAGCAGGCCAGCTTTCGCAGACGGCGTGCCGAGGGTCATCGACTTCTCCCGGCGATCGTAGAGACGCTGCCATTCCGGCGCTTCGCCGCGCTCCGCCCATGCCTCGCCCAGGACCTGGTTGACCCAAGTGCGAAGGAGGTTGGGATCCTTGCGGACCTCCATGAACTCGCGCGCGATCTCCAGCCACGCGGCACCCGGATGCTGGCTGTATGCTGCCCAGATATGAAACGACCGATGCCGAGGGAACGCGACCGGGTTGTGGGCGCGCCACTCGCCGTTCTCGTCCATCCAAGGCTTCTCGGCCTCGTCGATATCGCAGCCCTGCTCGCACCGATACCAAGCGCGGGTCGGGTGCTCCTTCGGCTCCCACCTGATCCCAGCGCCAGTGCCGTCACCGAACACCAGCGTCTGGACATGCCCACAATGCGGGCAGGGAACGTAGCGGAATTCTTGGCTGCCCTGCTCGAACAGGGCATCGATCCGACTGAAGCCTTTCACCTTTGGGGTCGAACCGGCAGCGCTGAAGCGCCGCGGGGATGTCAGATTGCGCTTGAAAGCGAGGCGGGCGGGGTCACCTTCCTCCTTGGTCGCCCAGGGGTAGCCGTCGCATTCCTCCAAGAATACGTCGTCCGCGGTGACGCGGCGAAACTCTTTCGGGCTGTTCGCGCCCTTGATCTGAATCCAGCCGCCTTTGTAGCGCTTGGCCCGGATCTGGTTGTCGGCGTGTCTCGGCTTGAACGTCGCGACCGATCGGACGACCGGCCACTGCAGCACGGGGTCGAGATCGTCGCGGCTGAACTTCTCGGCATCGTCGATCGTCGGCTGGTAGATCAGCGTCCGAGCGGGATCGAACTTGATCCGCCAGGCGACGAAGCACTGGAGAATGGTCGAGTAGCCGATGCGGCTGCTCTTCCTGACCGATAGCTGCGACGTTTCCGGGTCGGTGAACGCGTCGGCAATATCCGACTGGAACGGGAATGGGCGGATGCGCGCGCCGTCATCCGATCGCGCGTGTTCGGCCATAAACTTCGAAAGTGGCGGGCGCTCGCGCGGCCTGCATGCGGCCAGCCAGCCGGCAGCAAGCGTTACACCGTGCGCGCCGGGGGCGCGGTACGGCTCAGGCGATGGCGTTTTCCTCGGGCTCGCCCTCATCAAAGCCCCCGCCGCGCGCCTCTTCGATCCGGGCCATGCTCAAGTCGGTGAGGACGTTGTTGATCTCGGCGTCGACGCGAGCCCGCAACTTTGTGTCACCCTTGGCGACGCGGGCACCGACCTGTTGCAGCTGAGCGACGATCATGACGATCACGCCAGCGCCGGCCGCCACCATATCCGGCAACGAAGCGAGCTCCTTGCGGCGCTCGGCATTGTCCATGGCCTTGGCGTCCGCTTGCTCCTTCGCGAGCCGCGCCTGCTGCTGCTCTTTGTCGAGAGAGTCCGGATCGACATCAACGATGCCGTATTTCGTCTGTGCCCATGCCTCGATGTTCTCGAGTAGGGACGCGCCATCGGCTGGCAGGTCACCCTTGGATCGAAGCTCGCCAATCCAGCGGCTGGAACAGCCGAAGAGTGCGGCAAGCTGGGGCCGGGTGGGCTCGTCGAGGTCGATTTGCGCCACTTCCCTGCTCCATCTTCCGAAAGCCGCAGAAAACCGCCGAAAATGGCACGAGGGAGGAAGAACTATAGGCGATGCTGTGCCTAGCGATCTTCTGCGCCTTTGCCCCCCGTATTACCCGGGATGCCCGGAAGGACCCAAAGGGTCCACCCCGGCCCTTTCGTGATCGTGCGTCGGTGCGCAACAATCGTGCGTGAAAACCGAGGCAGGGCAGAGGGTTAGCCCTCCCCGTCTGAATACTCGGGGAGGTCAGCGGCCCCGCACGGCAGCGCGCAGGTCTATCGCTGCCTGCTCGGCCTGCTCGATCAGGCGCTCGCTGCGGCCCTGGTGGCGCGACCCTGAGGCCATGTCCTCGGCGATACGCAGCACGCGCATGCCGATCGCCTCGACCTGATCAGCGGTCGTGATGTGCACACGCTGCGGGGCTGCTGCCATGCTGGCTCCGATCGTTCCTGATCTTAACGGGTCGGTCGAGCCCGGCAGGGGGATGCGGGCTCGACCGGGACAGGGAGGCTTGCACCTGCGCTGTCCGACTGAGCGCTTGGCGTACCGCGATGCCCGTGAGCAGCGGCCCCATGCGACCAGAACAGTGACGCATCCGAGGAAGGGCCATGATGCCAACCTCTCGATGCTTCCGGGCTCTCACCGGCTGCGCCATCGGGCTCTACGTCATGTAGCTCAGATACGACAAAGCCCGCACGATGGCGGGCTAAGCGAGCGCACAACGTGCACAATGACTACCTGCCAGAAATGGTACGGGCCGTCAAGCGATTGCTCTTAGGCCATCAAGGGCAAGGGTGAGGGTTGCATAGTCCCGCGCGCTGGCCTGCGCCTTGGACCGATGGGCCGCTATGATGCTGTCCAACCAGACCGGACCATGATCGGGGTTCGGGTCGATCACCAGCTGGTCGAACGCGCGGCGCACGTCACGCATCCGGCCCATGCGATCGATTACGTCCAGGTGTGCGAGCAGCGAAGCCTCACGCATACGGTCGCGCTCGTCGCGCTCATCCTGCGACATGGGATCACCGGCGCCGTCCTGCGGCTGGAACCGTGCCAGGCTGTCGGGTGTCAGCGTGGTGCCCATGGTGCTCCAGTATCGCCGCGCCATGCCGCGCCCAGCGTTGAGCAGGTCCTCAGCTTCCTGCCCCGACCCGAGCAGCCCGGTGATATAGGCGCGGCCAATCGCGTCGCAGGTGTGCGTCTCCTGCTTGCCGCGGCGCGTGCCGTCGGGAGCGGACTCGCCGACGTCATTGGCAGGTAGGCCGAACTCAGCGCGGCGCCGCGCGACGCCGAGGCATGGCCCGACATTCACCGCGGCGCGATCGCGCTTGCGACCCGATGCCGACCGCGCGCCCTTGGGCTGGCCCTTGCTCAGCTTCCCCTTTGTCCGCCCCATCGTCTCAGCCCTCGCTCTTATAGATATGTGTCATGCTGCACCTCGGATGTTCACGACGTTGTCGGCGTAGCGTTTGACGCGGCCCGCCCATTCTGCAGTCGCCTCGGCCAAACTGTCTGACTGACGCTTTTCGCGAAGGGCCTTTGCAGCGGCAAACAGGGCTTTGCGTTCAGCTTTCGTCGTGACGACATTTCCAGGTCGACCAGAGCGATCGGGCCATGCAGCCCCGTCGAGCGACAAACCGGCAGTGTCGGGCGTGTTTGCAATCCAGATCGATGCGCCAGTCGGATGCGTTGCCCGATACTTGTCCACAGCCCAGTCTCGCCCATCATTGAGCATATCCAGAACCAGGATGACGGTCGGCGAGTACCCCGGCGTTTCAGCTATTGAACGAGGGTGGAGCTTCCAGATCAGCCCGCTCAATATGCAAAAGCCGATTACGATCACAATGATCTCGATCATGCCGCCATCCTGTCCGGTGCTGCCATCTGCTCGTCAGGCTGGTCGTCTTCGTCGATGGGCTTGTCACCGGGGTCGACGCCGAACATCCGGACGTAATCTTCGCGACTCGGCATCCGAGCACCGCGGTCTGGATTGCGGCCCTGCGGCTTCGGACGGGTCGGGTCAGCAGCGACCGAGAAGCGGCTGCCGAGCCCGGCGACGATCTCAGCAGCCTCTTCGGGGCGGCAACGCTCAACCTCAGACGGGACGGCAGAGCGCCGGGCGCTAGCTTCGACCATCTGCGATAGCCGCCACTGTCGCAGAATACGGGGCGGGGCTGGCTGGCTCATCGCCGCGGCGCGGATCTCAGAGATTGATGGAAAGAACTTGATCGTTCGCGCGGCGGCCATGGCGCCGGCCATCAGCACGTCCGCGGGGATATCGCTCAGCTGCTCAGCGTAGACGTCGAGGCGGGCTAGGGCCTCGGCCTCAGACACGCGCGCTGCCGGGTAAGCGACAACCAGTTTCGCCATCACGCGATCGACAGCACGCGGGGAACTGGTCTTGGGTGCCGCACGGTACACATCGAGCGCTCGCTTGGCGTCCGCGAGCTCGTCGCCTACCAGTACCGGCAATTCGGCGGGCAGCGGTTCACTCCGCAAAACCAGATCGGCGAGCCTCCCGCTCAACGAGGGCTCTTGCCATCGGGGTGAGGTCGTTGCCGCGTTGCGCTGGTCGACGGTCGTAAGTTCGTTTGCCATTGAAGCTCTTCCAGTTTTTGACCCAGGTTCTCCACGAAGCCTGCCAGTCGAGGCTCTTCGTGCCTTGCGTGGTGTGGCGGTCGATGAAGTGCTCGACCTGCTCCGCTTCGACACCAGGCGGCCACGCTGCCATGGCCTTGCCCGTGATCGAGTCCGGCTTGACGATCGGAACGAAGTCGACAGGAACAAGCGTGCCAGCGGCATCGGGCTTGCCCGCCACCTTCGGGGGTATGGTGGTTTTTGGTAGTTTGGGTGCCTGTGTGGCGGGTCTCGCCGCCTCAGTGTCGCCCGTCACTGTGTCGCCCGTCTCACCGACGCCCGTCTGTGTGGCGGGTGTCAATTCGGACGCGGGGTGCACCGTGTAGATGACCCCGTGGCGAAGCTGTCGGCGGGAGATATGCCCGAGACGAACAAGTTGCTGGATCGCGCGCTGCACCGCCCGCTCAGACAGGACGCAGCGGGTGGTAAGTCCCGAACCGTCTTCGCTGTCGTTAATGGGCGGCCAGCACTTGGCTTCGCCGTTTGCCATGATAGCGAGCACCATCAGCACGCTCCGCTCGGGAGCGGTGACGCCTGGAGCGGACATTGCCGCTCGGCAAAGGTCGAAGCCAGTGATCAAGGTCACTTAGAACTGCACCTGCTGCATTGCGATCGCGTGCTTGAGTTCGGCCAGCTTCGGGCGGGCGTGCTGGAACCGCTTGCTCTCATCGCGATAGGGACGCGCCAGGCGCCGAGCCCGCGCGTGGGCAATGCCGCGCGCGATATCAGCGTCCAGTGTGTCGACGGGGTTTGCAACCTGCTGGACAGGCTCAGGGGCCCGTGCAGCGGATGCGCGTTTGAACAGGCCCCACATTGCTCAGATCATCCCCAGCGACTGGAGGTAGACCTCGAGGATCGCCTCCTGCTCTTGGTACTCTTCCCGCTTCAGCTTGCGGATCGAGAGGATCTTGCGGATCGCCTTGGGATCGAAGCCCCGGCCCTTGGCCTCGGCGAAGACGTCCTTGATGTCGTCGCTGATGCCCTTCTTCTCTTCCTCGAGACGCTCTGCGCGCTCGATCAGCAGGCGCAGTTCGTCAGCCGCTACCGCGCCGCCGCCCATGCCCTCGTTACGTTCGTCTGCCATGCTCATGCTCCTTGGTTGATTGGTTTGGCCCAGTCGGGCGTGTGTTCGCAGCCGACGTCCGCACGGACGCCGCAGCGGAAACAGGGGTCGCGGTGGACCGGCGCTGGTGGCGGGGTGAGGCGCGCTAGGGTGCGCTGGAACTCAGCCGTCTCTCGCTCGCGCGTGGTCGAGGTTGCCCACGTCTTCGAGACGATGGTGACGCCGAGCTCGACAATATGGATCTCCCGGCCGTTGCCCTCGTGCGTAACCCGAAGCTTCCCGGCCTTCTCCATGCGGGCGATCGCGTGAGCTGGCGTCGATATGCTTGTCGCGCCGATCAGGCGGCATAGGTCGCTGTTGCTTGGGCATGCCTTGCCGTCGCGCGCGGCACGCACGAGGGCATCGTAAATGATGCCAGCGTTGAGCCTCGACCGCTCAAGGGTACCTATGCTCATGCTGCGATCGCCTTGTCGGCGAGGCGGCGAATTTCGACCCGGTCGAGGCCGGTAGCTTTAACCACCTGGCCTTCCGACAAGCTGCCATCTGCGTGCATCTGCATGACGAGGCGAAGGGCGCCGGCACCAGCCCGCTTGTGCGCCAGTTGGTAGGCGTTGTGGCACTGACGGCACCGCGAAGCCTTGCCATTGATGCCCTTCGCGTTCTTGAAGATGAGCGCATTCCGCCCAGCGCGGGAGTGCCCACACGGGAAAACGGTAGCTCGCAAAGAACCGTCCGCAGAACCGGGCTCAACCGGCACTGCGCTATTGAGCGCTTCCATGATATTCTCCGGTATTGAATAGGTTAGGCGTTAAAACTCGTCTCGAAGAGGCGGCGATAGCTTGGCGAGAAGGTCGTTCAGCGCGTCGCGGGCGTCCTCGATGGCAACCCGGTTCGCCCGCACTTCGCTGGCGTCGACGTCGTCGTCATCTTCGAGAGCCTCGGCGACGGCGAGCGCGGCCTTAAGCAATTTGCAGTGGCGCCCGCGGTCGCTACCGCCAGCTGGGCGGCTGTCATGGCAAAGGCGATCGAGCGCGCCAGTGAAACGCCCGTTCCACTCGCGCTTGGCGCGAGCGAACGAGACCAGACCCATGTCCGCCTCGCCGGCGCAATACTTCGCCGCCTGGTCCTCGCTCTTGCCGAGCACCGCGCCGAGGTCGTTGAACGTCAGGCGATCCTGCGACTTGATCAGCGAAAGCTCGGTCGCGACCGCCTCGAGCACTGCCGAAGCGGAAAACACCGGGCGGTTGCCGTGGATTGTAAGGATGCTCATCGGGCATTGCCTTCGTCATGAAGTTCGAAGCCATCCATGCTGCCCGCGCCCATCCAGGGGGTTTCCTCGCCGTATTCGAACGGGTCGCCGGCGCGGCCGCTCGCGGTGTTCATGATGATCGACACGACGACCATCCACGCAGCGCCGAGCAGGAAGCCCGCGCCGATCTGGCGAAGGGACAGGCCCAGCACCGCCGCTGCGAGCAGCGCGATCAGCAGGCCACAGGTTACGATCAGTCCAAGCTTACGCATCAGGCAGCCTTTCGATCAGGGGAGGGGACCGCAACGGCGATCACGGGGATCTCGGCGAGCACGGGGTCAATCACCTGGAATGCGGCGAACGACTTGCCCTCACAAAGCATCAGGAACGATGGCGCAGCGGCGACGCGCGCGCTCATCTCAAAGGGAAGGGTGAGCAGCATCTATGCCTCGGCGCTTCCGGGGCCGCGGATTGACTCCGCAGCCCCTTCCGCCATCGTCGTGCTGCAACCCACCGACGAAAGGACAGGCCACCCATGGCAGCTCTCAACTTTGATTCCGCCGAAGTCGACGTTCCTTGCGGCAACTGCGGCAAAGAGATCGCGACAACTATCGGTCGGCTCAAACGCGATAAGAAATTCACTTGCCCGAAGTGCAACCAGGTCACCGAGGTCGATACCCGACCCTTCGAGGCCGACGCTCGCGAGATCAGCAAGCAGATCCGGGACATGGGGTTCGAGTGAGCGAAAGCTCAGCAGCATCGCATGGCGCGTGAGCGTGTCGGCAGTAAGCAGGACACGCACCGGGCCTTTGATTTCAGAAGCCATCTACGCCGCGACCTTCTGGGCTACCGGCGCAGCGGGAGCATCGTCGCCAGCTGGCAGCCAAGACTGCATGGTAACTGCACCGCGCGTTTCGCGCTCGATCGCACCGGCCACGTCAATGCTAGGACGAACCGTGCCATGCCGAAGCCGCGTGACCAGCGAGCGGTCCTTACCGATCGCAGCCGCCAAGGCTGCATCCGTAACCCGCTCGCGTTTCATATAGGTTGTGAGTGCGCTTGCCATGGACTCACAATGTGAGCCAAACGCACATTCGTCAACAAGAAAGTGTGCTGAATACGCACGAGACGCCGCTGTGCGTGGAGTTCACATAGCAGCCATGGATACTGCATGGTTCAAGGCACGAAAGAAAGAGGTGAAGGTCAGCGATGAGAAGCTGGCCATTGCCATTGGCCGTGATCGCACAACGGTCACCAAGGTGATCAATGGCGCGATCCGGTTCGACCTCGCGTTCGTTGATGGCTTCGCTGCTGTACTGCAGGCTACTCCCGAGGAAATCTTGAGCCGCGTCGGGGTGGGAATGACTGCAGGGCAGCTGCCAGAGACGAATGCCACCGTCATGCTGTTTGAGGGCGAGGGCTTTGAGCGCCCGAACGAAAATCTGCCTGTCTGGGGCTCTGGGCTCGGCGCAGCCAGAATGTTCGAGGGGGAGGCTGTGGAGCAGACGGATCTGAATAGCGGGGCGATATTGGAATACGTCCGCCGGCCAGCGATACTGGCCGGTAAGCGGGAGGCTTATGCGTTGCATGTGCAGGGCTCATCGATGCATCCAGCATTACCTGATGGCGAGATTGTTGCCGTGTGTCGCAACCGTCCATTGTCGACGGGGGATAACGTCGTCGTCTACCTTCGGGACAACGAGGATGACGATGGGCAGCGATCACGCGGTGTTCTGGTGAAGGAGCTAGTCCGCAGATCTGCGAGTTATGTCGAGCTTAGACAGTACGAACCCCGGTTAGACTTTCGCGTGCCGATGACTGACGTGATCCGCATTGATCGCATTCTGACCCGCCGGGAGATGATGACATAATGCTCACGCTTTCCCTGACAGTAGCAATTCTCATGCAGACCCCTTCGGAAATACGCTTGCGGCTTGCTGACAAGGCTGCAGCGGACAAGCAGGGCCTGGCGACGATATCGTTCCCTGGCTTTGACGCGAGCGACGAGGGCGTGAAGAGGTCAGCCCTGCATTATTGCGGAACAACGGCAGAATGCTCTTGGTCTTTTTCGAAAGCCCGCGATCGCTTCATTATGATGGCGGTTCACGATGGGCGCCAAAAGCAGGCGCTGAAAGTTTTAGTCGAGGCGTCAGATGGGCCAAACGCGGACTGGCGCGTAGCTGAGGACCTTTACACAGCGAAGTATCATCCGATGCGGCCCGAGGCTCTGCCGAGCATCGGTGTGACGTGCTGGTCCCATAGCACTAGGCGCACAATTTACACGTCATGCTCGACCAATTAAAAAGTGCGCGAGGATCACATTTCCGTTTGACGTTTATGTGATTATGACGCACATGTGAGCCCAACAGGCCATGCCGGCTTGTCGGGAGACGATCGTGGCCGAGCAGGCTTCTTCAGATTGGATCAAGTGCGACGGTACCGGGTGCCCGGTGTCGGATCTAGCGCGGGTTCAGGTGCAGTTCCGCGCCGACCGCGATCGCAAAGCCGCCGAGCGTTCGTCGGGCCCCGATGGCAACGTCGCGCACGCCTATTCGGATAGCTGGGTGTACTCGGCTACCTCGGAGTTTGCCGCCGACATCGTAGCGTGCCGGGTGGTGGCATGAACGGGGTTTCTGTCGGCGAGCCGGGGTATCTGCCTTACTGCGGCGGATGCTCGACCATGATGCGCATGCATCGTGACGAGGTAAAGCAGGTGTTCGCCTGTCGGTTCTGCGGCCTCGAAACCCGCCGCGTGAACGGCGAGGATATGTTTGACCGCACGGCTCCGGGGCTCGCCGCATGATGCGCGTCGACACCCGCCCGCGCCGCCAGAACAGCGGCAAGGCTGCGATCGAGCGCAGTCACGCGCCGCACCTGCAATGGCTGCGGGGTCGCCCTTGCGCCGTCGTCAACGGCGATTGCTGGGGCCGCATGGAGGCCGCGCACGTCGACCACGCGGGCGGTAAGGGCGTCGGAATCAAGGTGGCCGACTACAAGGCTGTCCCGCTTTGCCAGCACCACCACGCCGAGCTCCACCGGGGCGCCAAGACGTTCGAGGCGACCCACAAGATCGACTTGGTGAAGGCCGCTGCCGCCTATGCCGCCAAGTCGCCGCACCGTGGCCGCTGGGCCGATGTCGCTGGGGCTCCGCGATGACCGGCCGCACCATCAAGTCGCACGACCCGGATCTCGACCAGTCGATCCTCGATATCTCGGGCGCCGTGCTGCGGCTTTCCAACGCCGAGACCGCGCTGATCCTCGCGCATGAGGAAGAGCAGAAGAAGGGATCGATGGGCCGCGTCGCCTATGCGGTCGCCAACAAGCGGGCGATCGAGTCCACGATCAGCGGGCACGCCAGCCGTCTGCAGATACCGCCCATCGCCCTTCGGGTGATCATCTCGCAGCACGATCGGCTTCGGGAGAAGATGGGTCGCCGGCCGAACATGGACCAGCTGGTCGCCGCGGTCGAAGCAGCCGAGGCGGGCTTCCACGAGCGCGCCCAGACCGACCGCGCCGCGATGATCGAGGCACGATACCACGCCAAGCGGTCGCACAAGTATGCCGAGGACAGCACGGCTGCCTCCAAGTACCTGAGGGCCTGCGCATGACGGCCCCTCGCGAGCGCCTCATGGGCAAGATCATCGGCCGGCAGCCCGCCACCTATCTCGTCACACCGTCGAAGGCGCGCCCAGCTTGGTATGGCACGATCGAGGGCGGGGAGAAGACCGGGTTTGGTGGTCACAGCATCACCGGTGGACTTCGGTTCACGAACGAGCAGGCGCGTGAATGCATCAGCCGAGGCCTCGACGTTCTGACCGCACCGGCGATGACCGTGCGGCGCCACCCTTCGATGGATGAGATCTGGTGCGGAGCCCACCAGGCGAAGCCGGTCTACCAGTTCGAGTGCCCGATCATCCGCAAGCTTGCTGACGGTCGCGTTCGGGTCATCGCGCCCAGCGGTGTCGAGAAGTTGGTCGAGGCGGACGGCTGGACCTCACCGCACCGCAAAAGCGGCTCAGCTAGGAGCGCCCGCGCATGACGCGCCCACTCCCCGAACTGCCGCTCGCAGCCGCTTGCGCCGATCCGCGAGCCCTCACCGAACTCATCTTCCGCACCGCGCAGCGTGGGAACGCGCGCCAACCGATCGGACCTCGTTCATGATCTGGGATCACGCAATGTATGCCCTGGGGGTCGCGTCGCTGACGGCGATCCTCGGCATCGCGATCATCATCTTCCGTGACGACCTCGTCCGTCACTGGCCTCTCATCATCCGCACCTTTCGCGGGAACGATGAGCCCGGCTTCGTGCCCCTCTCCCCGACTGCCTCGGTCCTGCCCCTCAGGACAAGTCACCCCCAGCTGCGCGCCGTCGAGGCCGACGCCCAGCCGACCCTATTCGAGCACGTCGCATGAGCATCGGTCACACGCCTGGTCCGTGGCGCTGGTTCGGCAACCGCAGTGGCGGGGTATATCTCGCCACGAACCACAGCGGACGCAGGTATGTCATGGGTTTTCAGCGCTACGGCATGAACGGCGCGCAGCCGTCCTTCTGTATCGGCTCGATCATGCACCCCGCCTCGGAGCTGGTGCAGTTCGAAGTCGGCGAACAGTCGGTTCGCGGGTTCAAGGCGGCAGACAAGGACGGAAGCGTTTATCGCTACGACGTCAATGGGATCGACAGTGCAGACGCGCGCCTGATCGTCGCCGCTCCGGACTTCGCCGAAGCCGCGCCCGATGCCGCCGATCTCCTTGAGCATTATGCCGAGTTCATCCGGACCTCGGTCAAGGCGGACGACCTCGAACGCCACCCGTACCTGCCGAACATCGAGCGCGCGGCAAGCGATCTGCGCGCAGCGATCGCCAAAGCCCGAGGTGCCGCATGACCGCCGCCGAGATCAACGCGATCGGCGTGATGCTGCAAAGCATCCGCCATCCCGACGAGCGGTTCGTGACGCTCAACCTCACCGCGCACGCGCCAGGCTTCGACACGTTCGAGGGCAGTATCTCGGTCACCGTCGCAGCTGACGGCGAGACAGCGACTAGCGAGGGCGTGACCCTCGACTGCGCACTGAACATGGCCCGCGCGAAGGTGCGCAGCCAGGCAGCCGCCCGCGCGAAGGCCGCGGCCGAGGCAAAGGACAAAACGGCATGAACACGACAGAACAAGCGGTGACGCGGGACGACGCTCTCGCGTTCGCCGACGAAGCCTTCCGTAACCGCAACATCACGTTCAGCCAGCGCGACGTGGTCGACATGACCGGCGCGCTCAACACATTCCTGAGCCGCCACCGCCTCGCCTCTGTATCATCCGCGAGTGCAGAAACGCCGGGTGGCACGTTCGCTTGTCCGATCTGCGGCAAGGATACGCCGCACTATCACAGCCCCGAGGAAGTGGCACAGCATCGCGAGACGGAGGCATGGGTCGAGGAAAGCTGGCAGCAGGCCCGACCGCTGTTCTTCCCCGAACCTGTACCCGCGACCAATCAGGCGGGAGAGGTGGAGCGACACGACGAGGTGATCTCAGAGTTTGCGTTTCTGTATTACGCATACGGCACAGAAACGGACGATAAGCTTGATCCAGATGCCTTGGCCTTGAAACGAAAGGTTCTCGCTGCGGTCGCATCCCCAACTTCGGAAGTGCAGACGTTGCGAGCGGCGTTGATAAAGGCTCGCCATTACGCAGAGCGAAAATCTTGGGATGCCTTCGACGATCGCGAGGATCAGCTTCTCGCTGCGATTGACGCCGCCCTCGCTACCCAGCCCGCAACGTCGCAGGAGGGGGAGGACAAGGGCAACCACGATTGCTTGGCGAAGCGCCGACCCGGTGAGCCGATGTTTATCCTGCTGGGCCGCGATCCCGATGCGTGGCAGATCGTGCAGGCGTGGGCCGACCGTCGGCTTGCGGCTGGCGGTGATCCGCACCACGTCGCGCTTGGCCTCAAGACTGCGAACGCCATGCGCGACTATGCAGCCGATCCGGCCAACCGTCCCGCGTCCGCGCCCGCTGCCGACGTATATCCCATCCTCGCCGCCACCCCGACGCCTCCCACCCTATCGGAGGACGCGCTGGGGGTGTTCGGTGCAGCCATGTTCCAACGCATATGGGACAGCTTCACCGACGATGGCTGGGACATCGAGATTAACGACCTTGTTACTGTCGAGGCGGTCAAGGCAGGCCTTGTAAGCGTCGCTCCATACGATCCCGAGGTTCACAACGATCAGTCCGGTGCGGCAGAGATCGGCGATGACTTTTACGAAGTCACGCAGGCAGGTCGCGACGCCCTCGCCCGCGCACAGGTGAAGCCATCATGAGCGGGGGTGAACCCATGTTCGACGAGGCGACCCTCGTGAGATTCTGGGACTATGTCGAAAAGCGCGGGGCCGATGAATGCTGGCTATGGAGCGGACCGCGCGACAGGCCCGGGTACGGCAACATGTCGGTCAACAAGATCAGGCGCCGGGCAACGCATCTCGCAATGGAGATCGCTACCAACAAGCCCTGGGACCCAGCCTTCGATGCTTGCCACACATGCGACACTCCGAGTTGCGTCAACCCAGCGCACCTCTGGGCCGGCACTCGGCGTGACAACGTCTTGGATATGGTTGCCAAGAAGAGGCACTACCAGCAGCTGAAGACGCACTGCCTCAAGGGGCATCCGTTGGAAGGGGCGAACCTTAAGATTCGCAAGGACGGACGCAGCCACCAGCGGGAATGCCTGATCTGTTATCAGGCGTACCGGTACGATTGGAACCGCAAACAGCGTCTCGGCATCGAGAATGGGGGCCGCAAGTGATCGCCGCCATCCGCCTCTTGTCGCAGGGAGAGAAGGCATGACGAGCGAGTTAGAACACGCCGCGGCAATAGCAGCCGCAGGCCTCAAATCCGCAGGTCATATTGACCAGCCTGTACGAGCGCTTCTCGACTTGATCGAAGATATGGAGCGCAAAGCTGATGAGGCCAGCGCTGATATCGGCCGATTGCGGAGGATCGAGAGCGCAGCCCAGGATGCCGCAGAATACCACCGCGCAGGTTATGGCTCCGCAGATTGGGATGCTGACGAGATGCTGCGGCTTATGGATGCATTGTCGGAGGTTTTGCCATGACCCAGACCCCGACCACCAACACCGAGGGGGCTGTCACAGACGTGGCGGCGATTGCGAGGCCTTCAGACGAAGCTCTGCAGGCGCACCTTCCTGAGTATATCCAGGGGGCGAAGCGATGCGGGATCCAGCGTTCATTATGGCTTCCGAGCTTCTTCGTCGGCTGGTCTCCTCGAAACGACAATGAGAACGCGGAAGGGCCTTGGTCAGATTGGGTGGCATTGGCCCACGCCATTCTTGCAGCCGATGCTGCGGCTATCGCCCACCTCACAGAACAGGGGGTAACAGCATCATGAGCGCGCTTGCGATCGCATCAATGCCGGACTGGCCCGCCGCTATGTCGCGGGATATCGCGCTAGCGTACACCGGGGTCGCCGAGGCCCAGCTGCGCGCTTGGGAGCGGGGCGGCAAGGTGAACTTCCGTGCGCGCGGCCCGCGGGGCGCGATGCTGGCCCTGCGATCCGACCTGGATGCCGCGCTGACCGAGATGTTCACGTCGACCGTCGAAGAGGATCTCGACTTTGGCTGACGTCCGCCTCCCGTCCTACGTCCAGAAGCACAAGCTTGCAGGCAAGGTCACCGGGTATTTCTGGGTGCGCCCGCAGTGGGCGAAGCCGCCGGCGATGCGTCACGGGCAGCAGTGCCCGGTGCAGTCGACCCCGCTGGGCACCGACGTCGCGACGGCGATCACGAAGGCGAACGCGATCAACGCGGCGTTCAAGGAATGGCGCGACGGGAGCCAGTCGAAGCTCGTCCCCGGCTCGGTGATGTGGCTGTTCGACTGGTACCGCGGCACCGAGAAGTTCACCGAGCTCCGGCACGTCACCCGCACCGGCTATAAGCTGGCGATGGACATGGTCGTCGCGATCGAGATGAAGGTCGGCCGCTTCGGCACCCGCCAGGCGAAGCTGATCGACGCGACCGCCTCCGACGCCCTCTACAAGAAAGCCAAGGATAAGCACGGCGAACGCCAGGGCTCCTACATGATGCAGGTGTGCCGGCTGGTCTGGAATCAGGCCTCGCGGCACCACAAGGCGACCGGAGTGAAGGATAACCCGTTCTCCGGCATGGGCATCAAGAGCAGCAGCGGGGCAGGGCGGGGTAACCGGGCCTCCACGCGCGCCGAATACGAGGCGTACAAGCTCGCCGCCGCCGAGATGGGCAAGCACAGCATGGCCGCCGCCGCCGCGATCCTCTTCGAGGGGTGTCAGCGGGTCTACGATGCATTCGGGTTCGAGGATCCAGATGGTTACGTGCGCGGCGTGCGCTGGGGCGGGTACCGGCCGGGTGAGAGCATTGGCCTGATCCAGTCGAAGACCGGCAACGTCGTCGATATCCCGATCGTCGATCGCATCGATGGCGAGGTCGTGGTGCTGTATCCGGAACTCGAGGCGGTAATCGGAGGGCTGACGCGCGGCGCGGACGACGACCTGATCGTCCGCGACGAGCGCACCGGTGCCGCCTACACCAAGGATTACATGAACAAGCTGCACCGGCGCATCCGCAAGAAGGCCGGGCTGCCGGACGACCTGAAGTTCACCAGCTTCCGGCATGGCGGCATCACCGAGCTAGGCGATAGCGGCGAGGTCGATGTCCGCGCCGTCAGCGGTCACAAGACGCTCAACGTCACCGGGATCTACAACAAGGCCAGCCAGGAGAAGGCGCTGCGCATCGCCGCCCGCCGCCGCGAACATATCACCACGCTGGTCGGGGCGCTCGCCGAGGTGAAGGACGAAGCTGATGCAGAGTGAGGCTCAGGTGTCGCTCTGCTCTTGTTCTGCACGCGCCGCCTCGCGGGCAAGCTTCTCGTCAACCGCCTCACGGATGAACGCCGGGCGGCCGTAGTTACCCGCGATTGCGTCGATCCGCGCCAGCACCTCAGGCGACAGCCGAATCGGCACCGGTTTCAGGTTGAGAGGCGGGCGTCCCATGCGGGGCTCGGTAGCGGGGGCCGGTTCGGTTCGCAAGAAAACGATACTCTTTTCTGTTGACCATATAAACGATGTCGTTTACATAAACGGTATTGTTTAACGAGGCAAGCGGCCATGAGCACCGACAAAGAACACGCAGCATTTTACAAGGCGCTGGGCCCTAAGGAGGCCAAGGCCAAGGCTTGGTTCAAGCGCGAGGAAGCTAAGCTGGTCGAGGCAGAGAAAAAGCTGGCCGATCGCCGCATCGCTCTCGCCCAAGCCTATCGAGACAAACTTTACGCGGCCGAGACTGAGGCCTTTACGGCCATGCGCCGCGTCGGCTGGAGCGGTTCGTGATGGTGCGCCACTTCCGCATTCGCACGCGAGCCGTCATGCAGCGAGAGCGCGGCTATGTCGGTCTGTACCAACACAATTACCAAGACTTCCAGATGAAGCGATGGTGGGGTTGGCAGACGATCGATACTGAAGAGGTGCCGGAATACGTGTCCTGCTACCATTCGGTGGGTGGCAGCGTCTGGCGTTCCAAGTTTACCTGCTCGGGTAGTTGGGGCCGGGATGGTTTGGTCACCTTGCACCCATCGTCGTGCCTGAGGTTGGTATGACAGCAGCACAAGAGCGGTCTGCAAGAGCGGACGTGCGCAACCCGGTACTCGCACTGCCTGGTGTCGCCGCACTTCGGGAACTTGATCCATCAACCAGGGCGGCGATCGCCGGCGCGCTGCGCGAGATACAGGCCGATGCCCGCAAGCGGGCGGACAAGTGCTGGAAGACGCACAAGGCGCCGATGGCGCTCTACTGGAAGGCAGTCGGTGTTTACGCCGGCCACCTAGCCCGTGCGGTCGCCCGACCAAGCACGGTACCCCCTGAAAGGATCGCAGCATGACGAGCTACCACGATATCGAGAACGCCGACCGCCAGGTTGAGGATCTGAAGAACAATTACCTTCGTCAACACATGTGGGCGGCGACCTCGAGCACGCCCGGCTGCTATTGGATGTGGCGCCGATCGTTTGCCGACGTGAACGACCGGCGAGCGGCGGAGCACGCTGCCTTTTGCAAGCGCATCGGGCAGTCGCGCGAAGAACAGTCATACCCGGCTGAGATGCTTGTCGACACCGATACCGCCATCCGCATGACGTGGGCCGAGATCGACCCTGCGCGCCTCGGAATTGATATGGAGGATTGACCACATGTCACGCAACTTCAGCGTTCGCCCGTTCACCGATGCGCTTCGCAAAGCGCATCCCGGGGTGTGGCGGCGCCACTACGATACGGTAGCGGGCGGCGGGCGAACTGTTTCACTGGTCGGACTGTTTGACCAGGGCAGCCCGGTCTTGCCGATCGAGGAAGGCAAATCGGTCAAGTTGGGTGCGAGGCTACTCGATATTCAGCTGTCTGACGATGGGAAGCACCGTGTTTCCCATATGGTCGTAACGCGGGACGGCCTACTCTGGAGGAACCCGTCAAACCCAAAGGCTGACCCGGCGCCGCACTTCCTTCACGGTTCCACCCGCCCAACCGATTTCGCTGATCCGACCAGCATGGTCGCCGCGATAGAGCATGAACTGACGAGGTCTGATCATCCGCCGCGCAACCTGTCGAGGGCAGGCGGACCGGGGTGAACGGAAGTATGGCAGCCAGCGGGGCATCGGCCTCCGCCGTGTCGAGTGACGCCGTTCGACATTGCCTCGATTCGGATGTCGCGAATCGGTCTGACAATCTCGCAAGAACGAACCGCGAATGTCATAACGCGTGTCATAATAAGTGTAATAACGGCGGGGCGTTGCCACCGGCCAAACCAAGCAAAAAGCGAGGGTTTATGCGGCTTCAAAATGGCTCCCTGAGTAGGATTCGAACCTACGGCCACTCGATTAACAGTCGTGTGGTTTTCCTTATTTTTCAACGCGTCTTATCACATGTTCGCGCTCTACCCCCTCACGGGTATCTGCGGCGTTCAAGAGTTTGTCATAACGCCGCGACTTGCGCAGCGGGCAACCAAATCAGGCGCATGCGGGCACCCGCAACCAGCGGCGCCGGCGAGAAGATATGCGGTCTGGTGAGCAGCCGATCGGGTGGCCCCGGCACCTATCGAACTGATGCCCTTGTGGCGCGTTCGGCGGCGGGCATTATACCCCCGAGTATACCCCCGCGTGCGCAGGGGTGGGCAGCATGAGCCGCCGGCTTCGCGCGCCGGTGATCGTCGGCAATCCGAAAACGCGATCGCTCGAGCACTACAAGCGCAACCCGGGTCGCCTACCGCTTGGCGTCCGTGTCCGCATCTGGTCAGCCGAGCATGGTGCTTACTGGCGGCCCGGCGGCATGGGTCACACAATCCACCGCGAGGCCGCAGGGACCTGGGTCAGTCAGGACGCTCTTGCTGAGCTACGCCACTGCGATCCCGACAAGCGCATCTGGTTCGTGTTCGTCACGCCCGGCGATCTTGGCGACGAGGCTCGACACGAAAGGCACTACCACGAGGACATGGGGCCGGTCCTCTGGTGGAAGTTCCCGATCTGCGAGGCGCCATGGTGCGGCATGCCCGGGGACAGCGATTGGCCGGGATATCACACGCACTTCACGGCGCTGCCGCCCATGCCTCACAAGCCCAAGCGCGGGAGTGCCGCCGCATGAGCGTCTACGTCGACGACGTCCGCCACCGCTTCGGCCGGATGATCATGTGCCACATGTGGGCCGACACCCTGGACGATTTGCTCGCCGCCGCAGATGCGATCGGCGTTCAGCGCAAATGGATACAGGGTCACCCGACTCTATCGTTCGGCAAGCACCGCAATGCGTCTTGGGTCCACTTCGATATCTCGCTGACGATGAAGGACCGAGCCATCGCGCGCGGCGCCATCCTCACCGACAAGTATGGGCCGGTCGAGCACACGAGCCGGCTTCAGATGCTCTCGGACAATCCCGCCACGTCCGAGCGCGGCGCGGCGATGCTGGCGAGGGTCATATCCATTCGAGGCAAGGGGAGCTTGTATGACGCCGCTGCCGATAGACGATAAGCGTGTGGGTCGATTGGCCGCGATCTGCGACGCAATCGACGACGAGCGTCCGCGCAGGCCAGCTTGGAAGGACCGCCACAGGGCCGCCTATGCCGATCTCGCGCGAGCGTGTGATCTCGCTGCCGCCAACGCACGCGCTGCGCGGGCCGGGGCATGACCGACGAACAGCTATCCGCGTTCGCCTGGCCCGATGCCACGCCCGAGCAAGCCACCGCGCTGCTCGCCAGCCTGACGCCGGAGCGGCGGGCCACCTTCGAGCGCATGGCTTTCGTAGCAGATGAACTCAACGCGGGCCGCGTACCCGCCGGCGTGCTGGTCGATCAATGACCCGCATCAACTCATAACCTCTGGAGTGCCACCGCATGACCGACAAGCTCAACATCCGCCCATTCACCGATGCGCTGCGCAAGGCCCATCCCGGGGTTTGGCGCCGCCACTATGACACGGTCGCAGGCGGCGGGCGCACTGTCTCGCTGATCGGGTTGTTCAATCAGGGCGCGCCGGTGTTGCCCATCGCGGCTGGCACAGCGGTCCCCGCGGGGGCGAGGCTGCTCGACATTCAGCTATTCGACGACGGCGCGCACCGAGTTTCCCATATGGTGGTGACGCGGGACGGCCCGCTCTGCATTAATCCGTCGAATCCGAAGGCTGATCCCGCGCCGCTCTTCATGCGCGGATCGACACATCCTACGGACTTTTCGGCACCGACCGACATGCTTGATGCAATTGAGCGGGAACTGACGCGCTCGGACCATCCAGGCCGCGAATGCGACCGCGCCCAACCTATCGCCGCATGATCATCGACACCCTCTATCCCAACCTCAGGAGCGCGAGACGATGACGAAGCCGTTTCGATGGGAAGCCCAAGCACTTGCCGATGATCCGTTCGCGGGGGACTTCGGCAGCGGCGAGGTCGCGCTATCTGACAAGATGGTCACAACGCGCGGCGGCGGCACCTGCCATACCTGCGCCGGGGATTGCCTGCCGGGGACGCGCAACAGGGTGCTGACCGAGCGCGGCGACGAAGGGCTCGAGACTTTCCGCTGGTGTCAGCCCTGCTGCTTCGCGATGGCGGTCTACGGAATCCGCCCCAGCATCGGCGATGCCCGGTTGGCATTGGGTGAAGAACGGCGCGCTGCATTACGGGCTCAGAGCCGAGTTGCATGATCATCGACATGCTCGGCAAGTAGCGATAGCATTAGGCATGGAAACAATTAAAGATAGGCACGACGACTGGGTTGCCAATTTTTGGGGGTTCGGTCTCGCGTTCCTAATTTTGGCATTCTTCGCGCAGGGCGAGATCGCCTTAGCCAACCCGGTGTTACTTGGTACGATCGGTCTATTTGCTGGCATGGCCGTAATAGCCATCCATTCAGCGGCGCTAAGCCCGGTGGGAAAGGGAAAGTACAAAATCTGTGCTGCCGTTGTGCTCGTCGGCTGCGCGGGGGGAGGTATTGTTGCCGAGGGTGCGAGAGTCGATCGAGCTATCCGCGCGAACATTGAGCGCTGCTTAGTCATCCAAACAGATATGCTATCAGCCAACCCGCGGCGAACTGATGACGCAGATGTGTTTCAGGCGCTTGGATGCAAGCCTCAGGGGGAAGCCAAGTTTGAGATTCCGCCGGTCGAGGGCGCCGCCCCGGTCAAGCCCCGAACTCCGGTCCTTCCTCATCAGGATAGAACGCGTGGGGATCGTAGACCGGTCGCTGCCCCGGCCGCGCCTGACGCGGGGGAGGGCGCTTCGGGACATCAGGGACCGGGTCGGGCAGGGTAGGTAACCCGCCTCCGAACCGTATCCGGATATAGGCGCCGTTCCCGTGCATCGCTTGGAAGACCGCGGTCGCGTCGTCCTCGCGCATCCGCTTGCCGATCAGCGGCGCGCGCTCGGCGCTGACGTAGCCCAGCTGCGTGCCGCGATCGCTGAAGATGGCGACGGCATTCGCGTCGAACGGGTTGGTCGGCTCGAGCCGCAGTTCGACCAGGTCGCCGGGCGCGCACATCATGCACTCCATGCGCCGATTGCTCTTGCTCGCGTCCTCGTTCGGGAAGTCGATTCCGACAATGGAGGTGGTGAGTTCGTCCATGCAGATAGTTTGCCCGAATCGGTTGGCCGCGCATAGGCTCCGCGAATGATGACCGACCGTGACGTATGGGTGAAGGCGGCAACAATCCTCGCCGAGCATGGCGAACTGACAGCCGACTATATCATCGACCAGATGACCGACGCACTAGGCGACCGGGTCGCGGTCGAGGACTGGCGCCGGGTTGCCGCGGCTGCAGACGCCATCAGCGAAGCGCCTCATGCCTGACGCCCCGGGCATGACAAACCGCCGGGTCGACGAGTTCGCAGCCGAGCTCTACTCGCGGACCGCGCGCGGCGACGCCGAGGCCCTAGGCATCACCGGGGCCGATCTCGAATCATTCCAACTGGCACCTTGGGAGAAGGCAACGCCAGTGCTTCACGAGATCTTCCGCGCCCGCGCGATCCGGATGCTGAACGGCGACCTGTCCGTACTGCCGCCCACTTGGCCTATTGGAATGGCTAGCGATTAAGACCCTGGCAGCGCGAGGACGTCGAACGTCACACCTGCTGTAGCCTTGGCGAATGGCACGAGCCCCAGGCCGAGGATGGTCTGGGTCATATAGCAGGCGATCGTTGCGCCGGTCACGGTCACCGTGCCCGTAACCGGGTAGCATGCGGGGACCTGGGTGGCATTCGCTGCCACATAAGGCGTGACGGTAAGCTTCGGGACCGCGGGCATGGCGGGCCAACTGATGACGCCGCTTCCTGCGGAGGTCGTCACGCCGCTGACCATGCGGCTGATGCGGGGCTGGATCGCGTTCGCCAACCTGCATGTGTCACCGCTGCCGGCCGCGCCCCCGACTGTTTCCATCGGGGGAACCGATGCGCTTGGCTGGCAAGCGGACATTGCAGCAGTTCGAGCGCTATCTGCCTTCGTTGCAGCTGCGGTGATCTGATCCTGAAGACCAGATGTGTCGACCGGGATAGGCGGGTTGATCAGTTGGGCCCCTGCGCTGGCAGGCCAGGCCAGGAGGGCGAGTGCGATCAGGGCGACGCGCATCAGCTGTACCTATTCACGGTGTAGGCCTGTGTCGTGGCAGTGGCGAGCAGGGTCAATGTCCCGGAGGTCTGATCCGGGATGCTGAACGACCCGTTCGGCAGGATCGGGAATGACCCGGCGCCGTTGACCGATGGCGTTCCGAATGATGCCCAGAGCGTTGCGCCCGACGGGTTCATCACCTCTGTCCGGGTTGTGTTCGTGATCGGGATGGCGACCGTCGCGCCTGACGTGGCAAGGACGCCGCTCAGCGCGCTGCTGACCGTCGTCTTTCGCGGTGAGATTGGAAGGGGCAGGCTGGGGCCGACCGGAACGCAGGTCCCGTCCACCTGCTTTACGCAGATCGACTGACCCGGGGCCCAGCCCGAGGGAAAGATAACCGACGAACCGACCGACTGGGCGGACGCTGCGATCGGCGCAGTGACGAGCGCTACGGCGATCAACAACAGGGCAAGCATACGCATCAGGCTTCTCCCGTTAGGAACCCGCGACTGCGGAGATGGTGGCGGTCGCTGCCTCAGCTTGCTTGAGCGCGGCCAGCTGTTCGGCAGCGTTCGCGGCATAGCGAGCGGCAAGCAGGCCGCGCTCTGCCAGTGCCATCGCCAAGCGGACGCGCGCGGCGCGCTCCGGCGACAGGAACGGCAGCACAAGGTCAGCAGTCGATGCGATCCGTTCGTATGCGGCCTGAGCCCGATCGATCGCGGATCCGATCTGTGCAGCCTGCCCGGTCGACGGGGTCGGCATCGTCGCGCAGCTGGCAAGCATCATCGACGCCGCGCATAGCGCAGCGGTGAGCAGTCTCTTCATGGTCTGTCCTTCGTTTGGTGGATTAGGACCAGGAGCCAGCAACGAGCGCTGCCTGGAACGACATCGCGTAGCCCGCGACCTTCTCGGCGCGGTCGATCCCGTTGATGATGCGACGCGCGGAGGTGAACTGGACAGGGGTGGCTGGCCCCTTCGCGGGCAGGTAGGTGCTGAACTTCCGCGCCGTGAACCAGCCCTCGGTCATGCCCAGCACCATGATCTTCGCTGAAATCTCGGTCTCGAGCGCGCGGTCGTAGTTTGACGTTAGCGCGCCCTTCAGGCCAAGCTCGTCGTCTGCCCGCTCGTAGTTATAGTCCCACGTCAGCTGGACATCGCCACGGCCGTAGGCGATCTGCCCGCCATGCTTGCCCGGCTTGCCATATGGATAGTTTCGGCCGCGTCCGATCTCTGGAATCGGCTGCATGCGCTGGGCGGTTTCATGGAACGAGGTGGCGAGCCCGTACGCGACATACGCCAGGGGCGAGGCCTGAGCAGCGAACGCGGCAAGCTTCGCCTGGATGCCCTCGACCTGCGCCTGCGTCATCGTCCCGAACAGCGGGCGAATCGCCGCGAAGAATTTATCCGGAGACGCCAGCCCGTGCGCCGGGCGCGCAGGGGCGGTCGCCGGCTTTGATGCCGTCGTCGTCATAGTCGATCTCCGATGTTGGGTTAGCGGGTAAGCGTATCAGCCGGCGCTGCGGGGCCCGTGCCGATCGTCTGAGGGGGAAGCTTGTCGAGGGCCGTAGCAAGGTTGGCGTCCTGCTGAGCGCTGCCCTTGCCCACGTTGAGCACCGCAGCAACAGCTGCGCCTACGATCGGTCCGAGGCCGGTGAAGAAGCCGTCGACGAAGCGGGTGTTGTTCGCCGGGACCTGGTGAAAGAAAGATATCGCGGCGAGGCCGACGTATCCAACGATCAAGGTCAGTGCGATTACGTAGCGCCAGTGGCGGTCGACGTCGGTCATGTCGTCATTCTCCGATCAGGGGATGGGCGGGGAGGCGACGTTGACGATTGCCGCGCCCGCTTGCGCGCCGCGCTCGATCGCCACTTCCTGCTGCTGCCGGGCTCGCATCTGTTCGATGTGAACCACCGCCTCCGCGACCTTGTCGGGGGAGGTTTTCAGCAGCATCAGCAGTGCGTCGAGACATGCGTCCGCATTGTTCACGCGGTGCCGCATGATCGCCATCTGCGCGTCGTGTCGGAGCCGTTCGGCTTCGAGCTTGGCGTCCTGAACAGCCTTGTCGGCCTCAAGCTTCTGGACGCGCGTTATCAGGTCGTCCCTCAGCTTTTCCTCCGCATCCTGCTTGTTCTTCTGCATGGCTGGGCGGTTCTTCAGCCATGCTGCAAAGGCCCCGCCGCCCAGGACGAGATTGACCAGACCGAAAACCGCGCCCCAGCCCCAGGTCATGCCGGCGAGGTGGGTGCTATCGGTCATGGCACTGGTACCAGAGCGTGAGGCCTGACACCGCGATCGCCAGCAGCAGCGCGGTCCCATGTGAGACCAGGGGCTCGACATGGAACAGGAACGCCAGGCGGTTCACGGCCAATAGGAAGACCACGCCCCAGATCGGATCAAGCGATCGCGCACGTCGCCGCGCGATGCGCCAGACTGCCGGGGAGAGGCACGCTAGACAGAGCAGCCATGCGGCCACGCTCACGGGCTGCGGAATGTCAGTGCCGATCATGGCCTGCCGCCTCCCCGATGTAATTGCTCGTGGCTGTCGCGGTCATGCGTCATCCTTTCCTGCGACCGTCCGATCGCAATTCTGCTTGTGATTATGTTGGACTTGCGGCGGGAGCGCGGAGGCGTTCACGCTCATCGCAGGCCTATGGCAGAAGCGTTCCCGGCGCGGTCCAGCTGTCACCGGCGTAACGGCCGCCAGCCGCAAATGCGGCAGTACGCGCAGCTTCGTCGATCGCGGCAAGCTGCGCCGCCGATCGACCAGACACGGTCAGGTCTTCCAGGAACAGACGATAGACCACCGCGGACATGGCCTTGTTTCGGGCATGATCGCCGTAGGCGGCGTTGACTAAGCCGAACCCGAACACGATCGAGTGGAACCCCGGGGCATCGTCGGCGAGTGCGACAGCGCCTACGTAGGACGTGGCTAGTTCCTCATGGACTAGGCCCACCGTATTGCGTGCGCCAGTGGCGACCTTCGAGAGCGCGTTCGGCGCGAATAGCGGGCCATCTCGTTTCACACCGAAGAAGCCGCGCAGGTTAGATGCCGCGTCGCCGGTGAAGATGTACGGGCCGGTGTTGACGAGATCGGCGCGTGTGATCTGGTACCATGCCGACAGATAGAAGACGTGCGATTGGTTTGCCGCCATGTAAGCCTTGACCGGGCCCGGCAGTTCGAAGCGCGCGTATGCGCTGGCGGTTTGCGTCGCCTGCGATGACACGACGTGCAACCCGCCCTTGGCGCTGCGCTCCGCTGCAAAGCTGAGCGGAACGCCGGCCGATGTTGGCGTGTCGTTGCGGTTGAACAGCGGTTGCACCGTCGGCGTGACGACCAGAGCTTGGCTGGCTGCCGTCAAGGTCGGTACCGACAGATTGTAGGTTCCGGTTCCGCCCTTTCCGCTGCCGAAGCTGCGGATGTAGGTACCGGCGGGGATGCCGGTGCCGCTGATGCCGGATCCGATCTGGAGCGACTTGCTGCCGGCCACCGTGACCGTCATCTGCCCGTTGCTGATCGATCCAGTGATGCCAAACGGCAGCGCGTCGCACAGCACCAGCGCAGGCCGTGAAGCGACGTTCGGCATGAACGTCAGCAGGTTGGTATTAGTACCGAACGCCGGTTGGGCAGGCACACCGGCCGTTGGCGTGACAGGATGACCCGGCTCGATCAGCAGCAGGGTGCCAGGCGAGATCATCGCATCGTTTTCGGCGAAAGGCAGCGAGCCGGCATTAACGAGCGCGCCGGGAATGAGAACGTCGAGGCAGCTCATGATCAATATCCCTTTGCGGTAAAGCGGTCGCGGACGGTCGGCGCGATGACTGCGGAGTTGCAAAGTGCCGTGAAGTGGGTGTCGTCGCTCGCACCGCGTAGCGAGGAAGGCGGTACGTCGTTCGCGATATCGGCGTTGTCCTGCGCCGTCGGCGTGATCCCAGCCATTGCGAGGCCCTGGTCGATAATGACACGCCGAATATCGATGAACCCGTCGCCGTATAGGGCGGCAAGTTCGGTGTTCAGCTGGATGATGTAGTTGAGGTTTGCGGACCCCAGGTTCTCGGTACCGCCGCCCTTGTTTGTGACGCCAAGAATCAGGATGTGGCGGACGAGCGGCTTATAGAAGGCGATTGCCGCCGCCAGCGCCGCCTTTACCCGCGCGCCAGCGGTATCGTAGCCGAACACCGGATTGAAGTCGTTGCGGCCGATCCACAGGATCAACGTGCGGTTCTGGTAGGTGATGGCGATATCGGGCAGGAACGGCGTGCCCGCCGGCACCGGCACTGCTGCACCCACGGTCAGGCGCGCGATCGAATAATTGAGCTCGGCGCCGTTGCCGTCGACGTTGCGCGTCACCCGCACCGGAACGCCTAGGATCGTTCCCGTCACGGCTGCAGGCAATGACGCGGTGATCGGATTGCACGCCGTCGCGATCGCCGAGGTCCGCGCGGTGATGACCACGCTCGACGTATCAGCTGGTATCTGCCCACCCGATACGGTGACCAGCATAGGCGAGCCGCCCTGTCGCGCGAGAATGTCGGAACTGGTCTGGCCGCCGGCTCCACCATTGTAGACGCCGCGTCCGAGCAGGGTCGCAAGGAACGCCGCTGGTGAATTCGCTCCCCCGTCGACTTGAGTGAGACTGTCGCCCCACCACACCACGTCAGCGGCCGGCGCGATGGGATAGACGACACCGCCACCCGTGGCCGGGGTCCACAGCGTCGAGCCCGCGCGCGAGAATACGACCTTGTCGTCAGGCGTCAGCAGTGGACCGTTGCTGTCCTGCCCGGCCGTGGTCAGCACGGTGCGCCGGCCATCTGATCGTCGCTCGGAGGTCAACTGGACTATGCCCGCACCATCCTTACCCGCAGTGACGACGTAGGACGCGTTGACCGCTAGAGGTGCGCCCGCGTTGTCGGCGGTGGCGGCGCGCGAGACGTAAGCGCTGATCGGCTGGGTGGCGTCTTTCGGAATGCCGAATATCAAGCGCCCGGTGGTGTCTCTCAGGCGATATACGTAACCGACGACATCATCGACGATGCTGAATGGCAAACGTGCCTGCGTCGTCGCATCGAGTGCTTCGATCGGGATGCTTCCAGGAAGCAAACTGACCGGGACGTAAAATCTCACGCCCTTGGTCGCATCGCGGTCGACGTCGGCAATCAAACGCTGCGCCGTATCCTTCAGCCGGATCAGCTTGTCGCCGGCCGTGTCGATCATCGCGTAGGTAGCGGCGATTTTTGCTGCGGTGACCTGCGTTAGCATGTTCCACCATTTCGCCCCACGCGACCCCTCGGGCCCACCCGGAACGTTGGAATCCGTATTGTCATTCGCATAATGACCAGCAAGTGCCGATGCGGTGGTTGCCTGATCGCGGGCTGAGAATATCGCCGAACTGGCATCAACGACCGTTTGGGCAGCAGCGGCATTCTGCGCGGCTAGGGTTGCCTTCTCATCTGCAAGCGCTGCTTTCGTGGTAGCCAGACCAGTCGCCGTATTCGAACTGGTGATCGCCGCAGCGATCTCAGCGTCCTTGCCGGCAACGTGCTGGTCAAGCGCCGCTTGCGATTGCGCAAACGCGTCGCCAGTCTCCGTGATCAGGGCGTCAACGTCGGCGACCGCTTGCGCAGCCGCGTCGATCGCCGGTGCGCGCAGCATAGCATCATAGGCCTCGAACGATAATCCTGCCGCCTCCCAAGCAGGTATGCCGGGCGCACCTGCGGTGCTGACGATGACCACGCCGAGTGATTCTGCCACCTCTGCCATGACATCGCTGCTTGCACCCGAACCGGCCGCAGCTGACGGCCCAACGGATGTCGTAAAGCTACCCGCCAGCCATGGCGTAAAGCCGTCCTCGACGATCTGGTCGACCTGATGCCTAAGGCCGATTCCGGTCAGGGCCGCCGACTGCGCGCCGGTCATCGGGAACGCTACGTCAGTACCGGCGCCCGTTGCCAAGATCTGCGCGAACATCTCTGATTGCGCGTCGAACACGCTCCAGCGGAACGACATGCCGGTCAGATCGACGGGCGTACCGTCCTTCCGTTTGATCTTCATGACCAATCGGAAGGTGGCTCCGCGGATGACGCGCACGTCCTGGTTGCGATCAAGGATCGCTGGAATCGTCATGCGCGCGCCCTCGCGCCGCGCAATGCTGCCCGGTTGGTCATAGCCGTCTCCAATTTGATGTCAGGCTTGCAGGAAGTTGGTCGTGTCGGTGCGGACCGTGAATCCACTTGGCCCCGATGCTTGAGCCCGGAAGGTCACGAAGGTTCGTGCGCCACTGGTGTTCGTCAAGCTGCCCGATGCCTCTGGGTATGCGGGTTCGCCCGGGCCGACGAATTGCGAGTTCGTCCCGATGTCCGAGAAGGCGCCGTTGCCTTCTGACGCGGCGATCGTGACCGTTGCATTTCCAGCCGCTGTCGACGCGATACCAATTCCCGCCGTTGCAGTAATCGATGCCCCTGGCTCCAGAAGGATTGGGTCAAGCTGCCCAGAGGTGCCCGTGATCATCACCGAGTACGTCTGGCTGGCTCCGTCACCGGGGATTACGAAGACCCCTGCCGTGACCGGCCCTAGAATTCGCCGGTACCCAATAACGCCGCGGACACGGTATCGGATGCTCACCTCATATTCGGTGCCGGGCGTGACGCCCGTCATCTCCTTACGGTTGATCGTGGGGGACTCGATACCGACCCCGATCCAGTTGTCATCGATCCCGGCTCCGGCAACATACGGACGAAGGTCGAATATTGCCGCCTCGGCAGTTGCAAGCGCCACCAGGCCTGTCGCGACAACCGCAGGGATCGAGACACCGTTTGCCGTCAAGGTGAGCCCAGCGACCGACCAATCGGAGGCAGCTGGCGCGGCTACGGTTGGATCATAGGGCCCGACCGAGGCGGTAGGGGGCGGGGTCGTCGTTTGACCAAGCGCAAACGCATGCTTGCCGTCCGTTTCGGACCGAACTTCGAACGTCACCTTTGGCGTCGACGGCTCGATCGTTCGACGCAGGATCAGGACCTTGAGAGGCGCAAGATCCGCCCGGGAGATCGTGACGCAGTCGCCGCTCTTGTAGTTGATCCATTTCGGCAGGAGCGGGAAGGTACCGGGCCCGAGCTCGCGCGTGTTCTCGATGTCGTAGCGCGCAAGGGTCGCCGCCTGGTCGGCGTCCTGCACCAGCGAATAGGTGATCTCCTTCGAACGCTCATCGCCGTCCTCGGTGATATGGAGCGGCACGCGGATCGGCGCGGCCGGCACGATCTCCCAATCATGGGCCTCCGACCGGTAGCGCGGAATGACCGTGTTGATCCGGCTGCGGACAGGCTGCATCGCTGCAAGCTTCGCGTCACCGATGATGTCGGCTTCGGTAATGGTCGCCAGCGACACGCGCGGCGCGTTGACGATGCACCCGATCCGCGCGCCCGTCTTGAGCGGCTCGCCGGCGCCCGCCTGAAGCATCTGCTTCAGCACGTTCCACTTCGTGTCAGGCCGGGAGTAGACGACGCCGCCCAGCTTCCACCCGTTCGCATCCGCGATGTTCGCGCCCTCGACGAACTCGGAAACGATGATGCTGTCAATCTTGGCGCCAAGCCCCATGACCCGCTTGCCGTTCTGGTGACGGCCGATGCACCACGTCAGCGCGTGAAGGTACGGGTTTTCCGACCACGACCAGGTCGACTCGTCGTTGTATCGATGCGGACCCGCACCGCCCGGGTATGTGCCATCAAGGCGCGGATCGTATGTGAGAACGCCGCGGATGACCCACATCGGCGCAGGCACGCCGTTCTGGAAATACCGCTGCTTGCTGTCGTACCGCAGGCGCCAGATGGCCGCGGCCATCCCCGATAGCTTGTGCGATGTCGACCAGCCAGACGGTCGAGCCGACGCGCCAGCCTGCACTGTCAGTGCGGAGCCTTCCGGGCATAGCCCACGCTGCACCCGCTGGAACATCTTGTCGCGGAAGTCGCCGATCGCATTTCCGGCGCCATCGAAGCTGATCGCCGTCTTGTCCGAGGTGAAGCTCTGGATGCTATCGACCGGCCCTGCGCCAGAGAAGATCGTGATCAGATCCTGCAAATCGTTCGGCGTGTTCGCCGACCAGCCATCGCTCGCCCGCCGGAAGATGATGTTCCCAGCAGTGCCCGTGCGACCTATGAGATAGGGAACGCCAGCGTTCGGATCGGCGCTGAATTCGGTCTGCGATCCGCCCGCGGTGCCATCAGGCTTCTTCGCGGTCAGGCCGGACAGAAGCGTCAGCCCGCCCGCAGCGACGGACGCGATCGTGGCGATAGACGAGACCGTCGCCAAGGTGGCGGCGGTCGCAGCAGTCGCGGCCGACACGGTGAAGCCAGCGCCGAGGAGCCCTGCGCTGGCCGCAGCGCCAAAACCTGTGGCCGCGAGGGCTACTGCGCCGACGACGAGTGCGGCCTTGGCGGCGAACTTGCTCACTTCGGCACCACGCGCCAGGCAGCGGTGATCTCGATGGGCTGGACGACGACCGCGCCTGCGACATCGGGATGATACCCAAGGGCTCGGCCGTTACCGAGAGCCACAGCTAGCGCGTCCACACCGTCCTCGCTTGGTAGCTGCAGGACGTCACCGACGATAACCGACGCGAACCCGATCCGCGGTAGCTGCAGCACCTCGTCCAGCGCGTGGCTGAGCGTGGGCCAGCCGAGGCGAGAGAGCGCACGCTTGGCACCCAGGAGGCTGCTGTACTCGCCCGCCTTGGAGATGCCGACCCGGTAGCCTAACTGGCGCAGGTGGAAGGCCACCATCTTCGCGCAGTCGAACCGGCCCCACGTATGAGGGACGTCCTGAAACCGGTCGAGCGTTGCCTGCGCCGCATCGCGCCGCGCGACCATGATGTGGTGCGATCTCATTTCGTGCTCACCGATCCAAGATTGTTCGTGCCCCAGGGGATCGTTTCAGAAACGCCGGTGACGAAGGCGAGACCGAGTTCGCCAGGCCAGATGTCCTGATGATGGCTGTCCGAGAGGCGAATGCCTTCTTCCATGTCGAAGAACCGATCGAACTCGCTGACGATATCGTAATCGACGGTGCGCTTGCGGCTGCCCCAGTTGATCGTGGCGACATCGAGCTTGCCATCGAACAGCAGCAGTGGATCCGGCACGACGATGCCGGTCGCGCCCGAGACGACGCCCAGCCAGCACCGGACTCGAGAGCCCTGCATTGCGGAGCCGGCAAGATCGGCAACAGCTCCGTCTCTTGAGGGGTTGAGCGTCAGGCTGACCTGCGGCGCTTCGTCGCCCGTTCCATCCGAAATGCTGTCTATGGATTCGATCGTGCCGAACAATGGGTCGCGGCCGACAAAGGCGTTCCAAGGCGCTGTGGCAAATGCACCGGGCCCATCGATCAGGCGCAGCGAATAACCGGGAAAATCGATCTGCACGGCGCCGAATATGCGCACGACGCGCGCAGCCATCGCCGTCTGCATCGCAGAGGTGAATTCGGCCATGACTATTCGATCTCTGTGATGGTCAGGGCCAAGCCGACGGTGTGAGCCCGCTCGTCTGTCCAGCCCTTCTCATTGCCCGACAGAGCGCCCTCGATCATGGGCGCGGCAAACTCGCATACGTCACCCGCTGCCGGGGATTTCCGGAGCGGAGGCCAGAACGAGACGTAGCCGAAGCCGTTGCCGTCCGCGGTCGCGTCAGTCGTCGCGGCGTACAGGTACCGCTGCCCCGCCGTTACGATCGAGAAGAACTGGCCGGCGCGGATAACGTAGCCGACGGTGAATCCCGAAATTACGAGATTGCTGCCCGCCTGGTTTGCGCCTGAGACAACGGGGCTACCTGGCGTCCCGATCTGGAGGCCCGGCTGAGGGACCGGATAGAGGGCAGTCTCGCTGATGCCGCGAAGCAGCGCCGCGATCCATGCCCGCCGGTCCTCAGTCCACCGCAACTGTCCGGTGACGATATCGAGCGCGAACCGACTACCGAGGCGCTCGAGGCGCTGCGCCGCCCCCGGGCCAGTTGGCGTCTGCCATGCTCCGAAATCGAGCGGGCGAGGGGTCGCTGTCTTGGGCGGCCTCAGCGTGGGAAGTGCAACGGCCATCAGGAGAGCGCCCGGTTCTGGGCAAGCGAAAGGTTTCGACCCGCCATTTCGCTGCCGCCGGCCGCGCCGCGGACCGCGGCGCCGTTACCGATCTGGACCATCTGGTCGAGCAAGTCCTGCGTCACTACAGCGCCCTCCAAATGGAAATGATTGGTCGACCCGCCGCGATTATCATTGCCTGCTAGCATGCGCCGGGTTTCAGCCGCCGGCGTCACGCGCGAGCCGCGCGCCATGGAAACCAGTTCCGGACCGTTCTCGCCGACAAGCGATATGCCGCCGCCCCAGTATTCGGTGCCAGTCGCATTGGATCCGATCTTGGGCTTCCCGCTGATCAGCGACGCGAGGGAGCCGATGAACCCGCCAGAGCCGCTCAGCTTGCCGATCTGGCTCATCGTCCATTTCGCGGCGAGTTGCGCGATCGCGTTGATGCCCATTTCCTTGAAGGAGTCGAAGATCGAGCGTGTCCCGCCGCTCATCAGGTTGCGGTAAAGTCCCGCTACGGTTCGCACGCCCTCCTGCTGGACGCGCTGCCGGCGCTCGTTCTCGATAGTCCACGCGCTTATCTGCTCGTCCTGCTGAGCGCGCCATGATGCATTCCCTGCGGCGAAAGGATCCTCGACATCACCGAACATCGTCTTGAACGAGGCGACCTGTTGCGCCGAGGCCTTCGCCTGCTGCTCCTTGAGCAGGGCGTAGCTGTAGTCACCCGCCTGGTCGGCGCTGATCTTACCGGCACCGCGCAGGGCCGCGATCTTCTTCAGCGAGGCAGCATACTCGTCCGCTGCGGCCCGCGCCGGATCAAACTGCTTCACCACCTCCTCGAGATCGCTATCCAGTTGGCGGTTGGCCGCGGCGAGGTCGCGGGTATCCTTCGCGGCATCGGCTGACGCCGCGCGCTGCGCTGCCGTCTTCGACCATTCGATGTGCCAATGACCAGTCTCGGCAAACACCTTGGTCAGCCGAACGCCCTCGGCAGCGAACGCATCCTTGATCTTCTTCGCCGTGACACCAGCCTCGAATTGGATGTCCAAGGCGTTGCCGCGCTCGTGCGCGCTGGTGCCTGGCTTGGCGACCGGGTTTTCCTTCGGCTTCCCCTGCGCGATCCATGCATCGTACAGCTGCTGCTGGCGTGCGGTACTGCGATCGGCGCTGTTGACCTGCAGGCCGGCAGCGCGAGCGATCGACGACGCCTCGCGAGAGGTAACCTCGCGTCCATACTGCCGGGAAGTCTCGCCAGCGGCCTTCTGCTTGTCCTGCTCAGCCTTCACGGCCGCCGCGCGATTACGCTCGATCGTAGCGAGCTCGCGGGTCAGGGCGCCGTCGACGTCCTGACCCGCTTTGATCCGCGCGCGCGCCGCGTTGCGCGCAGCGGTTGCCTGGTCATCGTACTGCTCCTTGATCCGAGCCATCGGATCAGCCGAACGCGCCGCAGACTCGGTCGCGAGGTCGATCCGCGTACCCATAAGGTTGCGCTTGGCCTCGTCGATCGCCTTCTGATTGGCCTGCAGCTGGGTTTGCAGGCCGGCTACCCGACCGCTCGATTCCGTCAGCGCGAGTGTGCCAAGCTCGCCGCGCTGGCCGGGGCCTTGCGAACGCTGCTTGTCGACGTTCTCCTGAGCGATTGCCTGATCCAGCAAAGCCGCCGTAACGCCGCGGATCGACATCTCTTTCTTGAGGTTTTCCTTGGCGAGGATATTGGCCCGCTCGGCCGCCGATCGTTCGCTCTTTGCTGCCGTATCAAGCGCCTCTGCCTGCTCGCGAATTGACGCAGCTACGCCCTCTGCGGAACGAGCGAAGCGCTCTTTCGCAACCCGCGTCGTCTCAGTCTCAGATGCATCCTTCTTGAGCTTATCGATGGCCTCGTCGACCGCGCTATTTGCGCTGATGATTTTCCCGATGAAAGGCCCAAGGACAAGAGCGCCCGCAGTGAGGGCCAGGCCCCACGGACCGATCATGAAGCGGGCGAAATTACCCGCCTTGCCTTCGAGATTGGAGAACTGACCGGCGACCTGACCACCTTGGATGGCAAAGACCTGCAGGACGTTCGTGCCCATGCTGATCTGTGTGAAGGTATCCTGCAACTGGTAGCTCAGGCCCTGCATCGCCGCTCGCTGGGCACCGGCCGAATTGCCGCCGCGCATGTGGGCCCCGGAAGCTGCATCCAAGGCCTCCTGCTCAAGACGCAGCTTCACGACGTACTGGTCCAAGGACAATGTGCCGGCGCTTACCAGCGTCCGTGCCTCGGATATCTCTCGGTTGAAACGGTCCTGCGCGGCATAGGCGGGATCGATCGCAGCAACGAGTGCGCGGGTGCGCTTCTCAAGCCGCTCTTCCTCTGCTTGCAGGGCCACGAAGGCTGCCGCTGAGGCGCGAGCTGACCCCTCCCACTGTCCGAAGCCGGTGCCGTTGGTATCGGCAATCTGCATCTGGACCGCGGTCTGCGGCATGATCGCCGAGATCTTGGCTGCAGCGTTCTTCTGGCGCTGCATCGCGGCTTCAACGTCGCGGCCAGCATTCTCATAGGACTTCGCCCAGCGCCGGGCCTGCGCGTCACCGGTGTCGGCGATCTCGACCAAGTCGGCTTTGACCTGAGCCTTGCCGACGGTACCGAGGCGAATTGAGGCTGGGTTTGCCATGCTATTCCCCTTCGGAAGCCTCGGCGAGGCGGTTGACGATCACGGCTTCGACAGCCGGCAGCACGTCAGCAAGCAACTGCATATCGACGTCGAGAGCTTGACCCATCGTCATGACTGCGGCGAAATCGAGCGCGAAAGGCTGGCCGCCGCCGCCGACACGCAGCTGGCGATCACAACCGGTCAGGACGTTCCAGACGTCTTCTTCGGATTCCGTTTGCGCTTCGTGGAGGGCGTAGGGGCATTCGGCGCATCGGTCGCCGTCGCCAGCGGAGCAGGTGAGCCGGCAGTAGTCCGCTCCCCCGTCGCCTGCGTCGAAATGCCATCCTGCGAGGGCGACGATTCTTTTCCCGGCGCGGCACGCTCGCGTTCGCGCTGAACGTATGGGATCACATATGCAGCATCGAACGCTTCAAAGGTGAGCGCGTCCGCCAGCAGCATCGCCTTGTTTTCGGGCGTGCAGTCGAGCGGAACGCCCCTGCCGGTATCATCGTCATCACCCATGACGCAGACATCACGCCAGTCGAGCACCCCCGCCATGATCAGCGCATAGCTGAGCGCATCGCCCAACTCTTCCATCTGCTCGGCGACGGTCGCGGTCTCGCCGCCTTCCGCACCTTCCGTACCGAGCGCCTCTAGTGCGGCACGGCGCGCGCGGCGCAGCATTGGCCGTGTGATGGGCGCGAACAGCACGCTCGCGCCCATCACTGGGGTCCAGACGGGCTCTTCCGCCTGCTTATGAACGACGAGCATCAGGCGTAGCTCGCCGTTTCGTTACGCAAATACACTGTGATTACCGGGTCGCCCGCCGGCATCGCAGTGAACTGCACCTGGATTCCATTCGGGCCCGAGATGGGTCGCTTCGGGCGAGGCAGGAAAACCCGGGCGAACGTGATTTGTAAGGCAGAGCCCCGCGGGCCAGTCCACGTGAACGTGAGGGACACCGGTAGTCCGGCGGTAGCCTTGTTGAGCAGCGTGAAATCCGCGAACTTGGCGGTCAGCGCAATCGAGCCTGCCGGTGTCCCGGGATCGACGTCGTTGATCTCGCCGTCAGGCGTGATCGTCTCGTCCTTCTCCATGCCGTTCGAAAAGCTCAGCGAGGCACTGACGATTTCGCCCATAGCAACGTCATCAACCTGCACTGAACCAGTCGCAGCCGTGAATCGCTCGACGCTTCCCAGTGCAGCCACGGTCCCCGAAGACGGGGTGTTCGCCAGGACCGTTTCGCCCTTGCCGATCAAGCCAATCGTTGCCTGAGTAAGGCCCGATCGCCGCATTTCGATAGCGATAGAGTTGGCGCGAACACCGTAGTTCGTGCTGTACGCAGGGCGATCTGGATGGCCGATCTCGATCGCCTGAGATGGGAGAGCGAGTTTCCCACTATCGAACCGATGAACGTACTGGCCTTCATCATCACCTGAGGTCGTGGCCGGCAGGCCGAAGACGTGCTTCAGCCAGTACCCGAGATAGACGAGGTCGAGGGGAACCACGATGTTCCCGTCATTATTGGTGACGTCGTAAACCGGGTCACCCAGTGTCCGCCCTCGGCCCAACTGATCGTCAGCGATCAAACCCCGCTCAGCGCCGATATCTGAAGAAATGAACGGCATACGGATGTACCCGCTCACAGGAGGCGTCCCGTATGTCGTTTCGAAAGCGGCCGCCATGACCGCGTTAGAGCCGCGTGCGCGTCCCATAATTCTTCTCCTTGGGTTTCAGGCGAGGGGGTTGGACGTCGAATAGGACGCGATAAGCATGAAATCTGCGCCGCGGGCCGGCTGGCCGCCGCCATCAATGTCTTCGGTGCCCGGCGAACTCGCATCGAGCCAATCACATAGGCCGCCAAGGGTGCGATCGGCGTCGATTCCATGACCGATTGCCATGAGCATCGCGTCGAGGGCTTCCTCGCTACTGATGCCGGCGCTGGGCTCAGTTGAGACCTCGATCGGGATCCGGTGATCGTAGTAATAGGTGATCGGGCTGAGCGTATATTCCGGCTCGCCTGGATCGCCGGTGCGGACGATCACCATGCCGGTCGCCGGGATCGTGGCAGGGGGCGCTTCCTTGCCGTCTAAGCCAAGCACCTTGGCGCCAGGCAGCGCGATTTCGATCAATTGCTTGACCGCGATCAGGACGTCGAGACGTTTCGACATCAACCTGCCAGCCTTCGGTCAAATGCTGCAACGAACGCGTTCCCCCACCGCTCGCCTGGCCCTTTGAGGTCGAGAAGCTTCGGCAGTTTGACCGTGCGCCGCAGGACGAACATCAAAACAGGCTCGGACATGCGGCCTTGGCGCCGACGCCCGCCGGTATTCTGACGGAACCCGCGCTGATTCTTCGACCGGATCGCGTCGATGAACGCGAGCAGCGTGCCATTGCGGCCACGCCGAAAGAAGAAGTCAGATCCGAACATCGCTTCGACCTCCTGGGGAGCCATTCGGCCGCCTTTGATGTTCTTGCCCCTGACGCTGACACGTCCGCGCGCGCGGGGGACGTTGTCGGTCGGGATCCATAGGTAGTTTCCGCCCGACACGGGTCGGATCGTGGCGCCGCGGATAAATCCGTCGGCGATCTCCGGCGCATTCGACCAGATATAGCCGGTCGGCGTCATGCTCTCGCGCTGCTCCGGGTAGACGCGATCGCGCCAGGTGTTCGCAAGCCGCTGCCCGAGTCCGTTCGAGGTCGTTTGCTCGCGCAACTCCGTGAGGGCCGGCTTCGTCGTCTCCCGCATGGCCTCGGTCGCAGCCTTGGCGATGCTGCCTTCGACATCCCGCATCAGGCTCTGAAAGTCAGGGACCTCGATACCGATCTGCATGTCAGGCCGGGTTCGCGCCGCATGTCCAGCCGATCCGCTCGAGGTCGAGCACCGGGTCGCCGAACAAGGTGAACGTCTCGCCGCCCTCGACCTTGCCATCGACGATTACCCCCTCGATGACGACGAAATCGCCATCCTTCGGGCTGTCGACTTCGGATCGACGAAGCTCGATGAAGGTGCCTGCATTATTGAGGATGCGGCCCTGCCCGAACTGCGACTCCCGATCGGGCGCGCTGCGGATGACGCGGATATTGATCGGCGACCCGTCTGCCGGCTGGAATACAGCCGCTGCCGACCCTGGCGCCGTAAATAGCGCATCGAGGGCGAGGGAAAACGGGTCGGCCATGTCAGGCTGCGGCCGCGGCGCGGTGCGCGCGGATGGCGGCGATGATATCGTCCTTACGGGTGATGCCGGTCAGGTCGACGGTCTCGATCACAGCGAGCGCCTTGAGGTCGTCGACGAGCATCGCGTCCAGACCGTCACCGGTCGGCTCGGCGTCGTCTTCGTGGTCGCCTTCCGCATCCTCGGGATCGCCCGCGAGGACGCCAGCGAGGACGAGGCGGCTGGCCTCCTTATTCGATACGGTCAGCGGGTTTTCGAACGTATGCCGAACCGCTCCGGCCACGATCGTTGGGCCGAAGATCATGATCTTCTTCATAGGATCGCTCCAGACAATGGACGGGCGACGTGTCGCGCACGCCGCCCGCCAGTTTTCACCGGGCAAAGGGGAGGGAACCCCGGTGGGTTAGGCGGCGATCTGGCCGGTGAGCTTCACGCGGCCCGTTGCGTCTGCCGACGCTGCAGCCTGCGTGAATGCGCCGATCAGGACGGTGCCGCTGGCACTGGTCGTCACCACGAATGCGGTGTTGTCCCAGTATGCCTTGGCGCCGGCGGTAACTGCGCCCGCGGCCTTCGGAAGGTCAAAAACCTCTTCCGTGACGCCGACGACGGGGGCGCCGGACGCCGCTGCGGCCGATGCGATGGCGAAGATTGCGCCGACGAGGAACCCTTCGCCGCTGAGTAGAGCGCGAGGGGCGGTGAGGGTGAGGTTCTCACCCTTCTGCACGTAGTTCTTCATGATGCGTCTCCCTGTCCGGGCTCAGCGGTGCCAAGCCGGGACGGTTGGGTTTCAGGCCGCGCGAGCAGCGCGGATGGCCGCGACCATCGCGGGCTTGGTGTTGGCCGTGCCGAGGGTGATGCCCTCGTCCTGCGCCAGCGACTTGAGTTCGTCGGCTTTCAGGGCTTCGAGCCCATCGTCCTCTTCCTCGTCGCCCGGAAGGTCCTCGGGGTCGCCATCCAGACGCCCCGATTCCTTCAGCTGTTCCGCCTCGGCATCCGAGACGGTGAGCGGCCCCTCGACGGGGTAGCGCACGGCTCCGGCGATGACCGCCGGGCCGATCAGGTTCACGATCTTCATCGTCTATCCTCTCGGTTCGGCTCAGTTGCCAGGGTTGCGGTAGAAACCGCGGAACTCGATCGTCGCAGCGCCGACATCGAGACGAGCCTTCGTCTTGATGCCGTCGACGTCGAAGCCGGCCTGCGTCTCGATGAAGACGCCTTCCTGACCTTCGAGGTGCGACAGCTCGATCGTGTCGATCGCGCTGGGATCTGCGATCAGATACCAGCTGTTATCGGTGATCCGCGGCTCGACGATCAGCTGCAGCTTGCCGGCGAACGGGTTGACGTTCGACGTCTGAGCGGCCGTGACGGTGGTCAGGAACTGCTCGGCTTCGGTCTGCTTGGCAGGCCCGACGACCAGAAACGCTGGACGGACGGTGATGAAGCCGCCCTCGGCCGACTTCTGCTGCGCCATCGCGGTGCGGCCCGCGGTGACGGATGCGACGGTGATTGCCGCACCGGTGCCGAGGTTGCCGTGCTGCGCGGAGAACAACGCGAACCCATCACCCATCGTCGGGTTGCTGATGACCAGACCCCAGACGAGATCGCTCTCGAGGTCGCGCGCCTTGAACCCGAACTGGGTCGGGACGCGCGAGAACAGGCGCTTGTCGTCGTTGATCAGCGCTTGGCGGGTGATCGCGATGATGCGACCGTAGGTCTGCAGGCGATAGCTCATGCCGGTGTCGGACATCGCGCCGTAGGTGAACTCGGCGTTCTCGCGGACGAGCAGCAGCGACGGGGCATCGCCCAAGCCGATGATGTTGGTGTCCTTGAAGTCCGGCAGCGTGCCCCGCGATACGATCGGGCCGAAGGTCTGCGGCGCCGATTCGTATGCGGCGCGGACGCGCTTGCCTGCCGCGTTCGACAGGGCGTTGGCGAAGTCGCTGGTCGTGTGTGCGCCGTAGCGAAGACCGAGGGCGGCGCCGGCGATCTCCAGCTTGTTACCGCTGAAGACGCCGAGGCCGGTGCGCTGGCAGTAATCGCGCGCCATTTCCATCATCGTCATGCCGCGGAACTCACGGGCGGCCGTGGCGTCTGCTTCCGGCACGGTTGCGTTCGGATCTGCGCGCAGGATGACGGCCGCCTCGATCGCACGGCGATAGCCGTCGTTCTCGGTGCCGCTACGACCGGCGCGGGCGTCGATCGTCGGCAGCGCACGGGCCTCGATCAGGCGATCGGAGATTGCGCGTTCGAAATCGATCGCGGTCAACGGCGTCTGCTCGTTGCGAACGATCAATTCGCGCGCGAAGGTATCGCCGAGATCCGCCGAGCGACCGCAGCGCTCGAAGATGTTCGTGGCGGTGATTGCGGGGGCCGAGCGCTGCTGGGGGGCGTGCTCGATGACGATCGTGGTGGGGTCGTTGGCGGGCGTGGTGTCCGCCGCCTGGGTTGCCTCATCGGCCATGTTGGTTTCCTCGGTGGTGGACGCGGTCGCGCCGCGGATGGTGCAGGGATGATCGCCGCCCTGCGCGGCACTCCGCTGACGCACTTGCGCCGCGGCATCGAAGGGCACCGTGACGAACGAGAGCTCGACCGGCTCCCAATCCGTCGCCAGCATGTGGGGATATTCACCCTCACGCTCGGTGCGTTGAAACTCGAATACGTTGTAGGACACGCTCAGCGAGCGGATGTGCCCGTCGATGATCTTGGCGACCGTATCGGCGACATCCGGCGTGCGCGCGAGGCGGACCCGGCATAGGCCCTCGCCGTTCTCGATCCGGACGCTGCCAGGAACGACAGAACCGAGCACGCTGCTGAGGCTGTAGGTGCTGTG